ACTTCCGGCTGCCTGAATATCTTGGTCTGCTTTCTCGCCAGATGTTACAAGGTCTTTCTTGAGTTGTGTCCCAGTTTCAATCTCCTCACCAAGAGAAGTGTCCAATGCACCCGCTTGATTCACAGTCGCACTCAGAGTCTCCTGAACCGTTCCTGCCGTCTCTGTAGACTCATCTAATGCAGTCTTGGCAGTTCCTGCTTCCCGGATGGACGTATCCAACTCTGTCTTTGCAGTTCCCGCCAGCTCCACCGACTTGTCCAGTGCTGTCTTAGAAGTACCGGCTGTCTCAATAGAATGTTCAAGTTCTTTCTTGGACGCATCAGCATTTGTAATGGTCTGCTCAAGCCCTGCCTTAGAATCTGTAGCCTGATTTTGAATCCGTTGGATCTCGCCATCAGTGCGAGTAGTAATCTTGCCTACAGAGGTCTCTTCCTGATTCTGGATAGCCTCGATTGCTTCCTGCTTTTTCTCTCCGACTTTCCTAAGAGCATCTTCCTTGGTCTTTTCTGCTGTAACTGCACTCTCCGATGCACTAGCAGCATACTTACCGGCTTCTGTCGCACTTGCCTTTGCATTCTGCTCTGCCATCTTCGCTCGTTCGGCAGATGCATTGACCGCTAATACCGTCTCCCTAAAGAGATCCGGATCCGTCTCTGGATCTTCTGCCGGAGAGGTTGGCTTACTACGTACCCTGACCGGGATTGTAATTTCATATTTGGTGTTTCCTGAAGTCTCATCTGTCAGATAAATATAAGCATAGATCCGGTAATTACTTGTCGCACTGTGTGTCAGTAATTCATCCGGAATCTTTACTTCTGTAACTCCATCCACTGTCGTGCCGACTCTGGATAATGTCTCTCCTGATTTCTCGGTCAGCGAAAACTGCACTTCTACTGCCGGTGGAAGTTCCGGACCTGTGATCCGGAGCACCTGACCGTAATCATACTGCCATACCCCCAGCGTGGATGCATATCTGGAATCTAATTTTACAGATACGATATTGTTCATACTACTGCTCCTCTTCCTCCTAATATCCAAATCTCGCAATATTAGTATCATCTGACCAACAGCCAAATGTATCGTTATCGCCATAAACTTTAACTCTTACTGTGGCTCCGTCCATACCATCTGCGATAAAATCATCAGTGTAATTGGTAGAATAAAATGCTGTATAGGTCGTATCGTATTCTTTCCATGTTCCGTCAGCTTTTGTGATACGCACTTTGTAGGACGTTGCATTTTCAACTTCTGACCACTTGACTGCCACGTAACTGTAGTTAAAATACCTTGATGTACTCTTGTAATACGATGCATACTCCACTGTCGGAGTACCGAGGATGCATTTCGAAATCCAGTTTTTTGCAGCATTGCTAATTGCTTCTTTCAGAGCATCATCTGGCTGAAAAGTAATATCTGGGATTTCGACAGACGGTGGTTTAAGTGGTGGCGTACAAGCCATAACGGGAGTTACACTTGTGAGTGATAACGCAAGTACGCACACTAAAGCTAAAATTCTTTTTCTTTTCATATGTTGATTCCTCCTATTCGTTTATTGCAATCCAGTCGTAGGTGTCGCCCTCTGTGAGGGCGGACATATCTTCATCGGCTTTTGGCGTGTAAGTTATGGTTCCTTTATTTATTGCGACCGTACCGATACTGTGGTTATCCACCGAGTTGTAGCCTACTCCGATAAATCCAGCTATTCCGCTTAATTTTCCGTCCTTATACACCAGTGCCAAGATTCCGTGTTTAGCATTACTGCTCGGAAATTTTCTCGCCATTATGAATCTCGACACATTGCTAAGTCCAGTTTCAATCGCTTGGCTATTCATTCCTTTTCCGGTTATTGTTCCGTACTTGACCTCGCTAGTTACCAGCGTTCCGGTAATATTCACACCATTGCTTGACGTAAATGTTTTTCCAACTCTTACATCTGACGCTTTTGCATCTCCATAAATACTGCCTGCTTCGTTATACGCAACCGTTTTTTTAATGTCTCCTTTTAACAGTACCGGTTTACTCGTGTCTGCAAGAGAGACTTCAATTGTATGCTTAAGCACCGGCATTGTACTCTGACCATAGTTCGGAATGATTATTGGTGTGGATGATAGTTCCGTTTTTTTTGTAACTGCTTTAATTTCATTTTTGCTCGTCAACGCCCCTTCAATTTTCTTTCCATTCACATAGGCGCTCTTCCCGGATTCAATGCTGTTCGCATCTGCATTCGCATCAGACGTCAATATCCCGATAAAATCCTGTCCTCTTGCTTCCAGTTCTGTCGGCTCGAAGAGTTCCTCACCCTCTAAAGCATTTCCGGTAGCAAAAGTGGTATGCCACTCTCTTTCCGTGCCTTTTTCCCTTACGCAGACTGCAAATCTAACACTGCCTTTGTGTGATGTAACTTTTCTTCCGAGCACCCACTCAAAAGTTACATTGTCTCCGGAAGCCGTCATGTTCTGGACAGTGTATCTGTCTTTTCCGGACTTTTCGCCAGATGCATTCTGCACATTGATATAGACGTCCGATTTCGTCAGATCAATGTTGTCTCCAACAATTTTCGGGCATCTAAAATACTTTCTTGCACCCTCATTGTCATTTTCAACGCCCAAAAGGTTTTCTCCTGCCGGAATGATAATACTGCGATCATCCGCGTTGATTTCCAGATATTTAATCTCTGCCATAGTCCACCTCCTAATCTACCGGAATAAAGATTCCTCTAATTGTCACACCAGTCCACGATCCGCCATTTTTAAAGGCAGATACATACAATTTATCGCTGTTCTGGCATTTGCCAAAAAATGTTGAGGATAATTTATAATAGTTGCCATTGCATCCCATGTCGACTTCATTTAGCTTGCAAGATACTTCCTGGCTGTATTGTTCGCCATTGACGATTGACACTACATTTAGCGCAAATGCATAAGTGATTCCGGCTTTCAGTTGGCTCAGGTCAAGCGTTGCAGTCTTATAAGCGTCGGAATCTGCCCCCTGCGCAGTGGTATTGATAAATATCGTCTCTCTGTTGGACAAGGTGCTTTTTACGCTGTCTACTTCGGTGTCGAATTCCGCTGCTGATCTCCGGACCGTAAACAATCTCTTAACATCCGCAATGGTAAGTCCGTTGATCTCGACTTGATACAGCGGCATATCTGCCGTCAGGTCACCACCCTGAATATCTCCAGACGTATAAGGCGGTACCGCCGGATTGCTTTCACTTGGCGTGCCCTGGATTACCTTAATCTCTACCGCCTCAACCTTTGAGCTGGCATTCTTGGTGTATCTCGCCACGATAAGGTCAATGCGTTTCATTCCTTGTGAGCCGTTCGCGATTGTGACAGAATTTGTTGTATTCTTTTTTATCGATGCAGCACAGCCCTGATGGACGAGCACTCCGTCCGTGATCCGGATCTCATTGTTTGAGATGACCACTGCATTAAGCTGCTGTCCGGTCTGCAAGACGCAAGAGCCTTTTCCGAAAATACCAATATTGATATCTCTGTCCTGCTCTGCCGTGACATGTGCCGCACCTGTGTAGCCTGTAATGATGTCCATTTATGACTCTCCTTCCAATTTATACTCTATTTTTTCTTTCCCTCCGGAAAGTTTCCAAATCTTCCTTCCGATTGGTTTTTTCATAATCACACCTGTAAGATAGTCTCTTCCGCCTACGATATCGCCAATATCGACATTTCCTTCAATTTTTTCTATCGTCATATCGTACTCGGTCTTATTCATCAGTTCGTACAATTTATCTTTTCCGCCTTTTAACAGGTCGTCTTGCTCTGCTCCGGAGCTGTCATATACCGCTTCTACCTCGTCTATCCCTTTGTAGTATTGCGTCTGTCCGATATTTCCTGCAGAGTCAACATACAAGTGGATTACCATGCGATCTTTTAATTCGCCCTTCCCTAGACATACCAGATGGTTAACTCCGTTTCTACAAATCTTGACTTTAAAATCAATATCGCTGTCGCTAGAGTATTCGTATTCGGAAGAGTAGTCTGTGATCGGGACTGCCCTCACCTGTACGTGGCCGGTATTTTCTTTTTCCGCCTGTGTAAATTTAATCTCCATTCGATATCCGACAGACTGCAGCATTTTCCGCAGTCCATCATGTAACGTACAGTATCTGGCGAATTGATAGTTTGTAACCTTTACGCCGGTGTCTTCGTCCGCACCAGTAAAAAACCCAGGAAAAGCTTCCTGAACCTTCTGCTTGATGATTGCATTTAATTCTCCGGATACCATAGCGTAATCTTGTCCGGATTCCGGCTTGATAATTTTCTTCGACATCAATCCTCGCCATGTAAATCCTTTTGCGGTAATGCTATCTGCTTTTGTGCTGGTCGAAATTTCACGCACGATTCCGCCATATTCTGTGTCCGGAACATACACCATGCTTTCAAATTCAATCTGGCCGTTCCATCCAGAACGTGAAAATTTGATTTCGAAATCATTTACTGAATTTTTCTCGTCTGATCCAACTTCAAAGTCAATATCAGCATCCTTGACATATCCGAGTTCTTTTCCTTTTGGATCCGTGTAGATTAGCTCCATTTCGGCACACTCCTCTCCTTAAATACAGTAAAATCAAATCCGAATTCTCCATTCCAGTTGACTGCCAGCGTTCCGGATGGAATTGGCTCGAAAATGCTTTTATCTTTTGCTCTTTTTTCAAAGATATTCTGCATTGTTCCGTTTCCAAGGTTCTTAGTTACTGTTTTTGTGCGACTGTTTACCGTAATGTACTCACCAGCACTCAGGGTATCGAATATCTGATACGAATAATTATTGATTGTGATTTTAGGATCCGTGCACGGACCGTATATGATCAATTCGAAATTGCTACTTTGGAAATGATCAATCATCCAGTCTTGCACTCCGTTCTTTTCGCACGTATAGTCATAGCTATAATCATACGGATAATCTAAATAATCGGAGGATATTTTAGGTTCTGTCGAAATCGGAAAGAAACTTCTTTTTTCTTCCGCACACCAGAACGGATATGGACAATAGATTTCTACCTTACAATCTGTTCTGCTATTATTTTTACCAGATACTTCGTTGCTTGATTTATAGATATAGCAATCAATATAGTATTCTCCATAGTAGATTCTTCCTGGAGACAAGTTCGCTACATCTCTTTCAAAAGCATCCGTGATCTTATCTAGGATTTCTTTTCTTTCCTCTACTCTTCCACGTACAGTCAGAGTAATTTCATAAACTGCCGGATCTTTTGTAAAAGAATTTACCGTTACGCCCATTTTTCGTTCTGTCGTGTTTGGATTCCACTCGTAAGAATGGAAATATCCGGAGGTCGGTTTCATTTTATCTCCGATCAGATTGTATTCTTCGCCGTTTGAACATACATATTTAATCTTGATCATTCAAACACAACCCCCATTTCTCTTAAAGCTCTGGCTACTTCCCTGTCATTCATGTTGATCACAATCTTGTCACTTCCTCTGGATTTCTGCTTCAAGTATTCAAGCAGCTGTTCCAGTTTTGATGACAAAATGCTATCTTTTTCGCTGTTCGCAACCGTACTTCCGGTAATAAGGTCTGCACTTGCCTTGAATGGTTCTTTAAGCGACCTTTGTAATTCGTTTGCCGCATTCGATACAAGCGATGTATTGTCAATCAATCCATTTGCGACTCCTGCATCAATCATTTTTCCGACAAACACACCCCAACGTGACGGAGAGTGGATTCCAAAGAAGCTGAGCACATTGTCCTTGAAGCTTCCGAGAACACTCTTTACAGCATCCCACAGCATGTGAGCGGCAGAGCTTAAACCTGATGCAATGCCCTTAATGATATTCAGTCCAATGCTTCCCCAATTTTCGCTTCCGAATGTTCGCACAATTGCACCGATTACTGCAGGTATTTGTCCGACTAGATTCGGTATAGCTCTAATTAATCCTGCCGCCAATTTTCCGATGATCGTAATACCGCTTTGTAAAATCTGTGGAAGATTCATTCCGATTGATGCAACGAACCTTACGATTGCTGTAGCCGCGGCCCGAACAATTTGTGGAAGATTATTGATAATTCCATTCACAAATCTCAAAAGCAATGATGCGCCGGTACTTAGTATCGTGGGCAATGAAGAAATAATTGTATTCGCAAAATAAGTGATTATCCTTCCAGCCATTACAATTATCTGCGGAAGATTTTGTAAAATGCCATTTGCTATATTAACAACAAAATCTACTCCTTTTTGAAGTAGCGTTGGTAATTGTTCTTGTATCCCTGTGCGAAATTGTCCGATTAACTGCATCGCACTCTCGTACAGCATTGGTATTCCAGTTGATATGCCACTTATAATCTGCGGAATCAATTCCGATACCGCCGTAAATAATTGTGGTCCAAGCGCTGAAATGAATGTAACAATCGCCGTAGGAAGTGCTGATACGATATTCCATATTGCTGGAACTAAATTTCCAACCGCAAACGTGACTAAAGTGTTCGCAAGCTGATTGAGTGCCGGTCCAACGTCCATTCCAAGCGTAATCTGCCCCATCACATTTTGTGCCGCTGCCTTCAGTGAATTAAACGAACCTGATATGGTCGTTGCCGCTTCTTTTGCTGTTGTTCCTGTAATATCAAGTTCTCCCTGAATTACATGAATCGCACTGTATACATCCGACAGATTATCAATATTGTATTCTACTCCACTGATTTTCTGCGCATCAGCAAGAAGTCTCTCCATTTCAGATTTTGTACCGCCATATCCAAGCTTTAAGTTGTCCAGCATCGTATAGTTCTGCTTTGCAAATCCCTGATATGCATTTTTGATGTCTTCCATGTTAGTTCCCATCTTATTTGCATTATCAGACATATCTACCATTGCCATATCTGCCACATCTGCAGCTTTGGAGGTGTCGCCAGCAAGGGAACTAAGAAGGCTCGCTGAAAAGCTTGTAGTGAGTTCCATGTAGTCATTTGCACTCATTCCCGCTGTCTGGTAAGCTTTTGCCGCATTCGCTTTTACCTTATCAGCTGAATCTTTGAACAATGTTTCGATTCCTCCTAAACTCTGTTCAAGAGCAGCTCCTTCACTGATTGTTGATGCAAGCGCCTTTCCGATTGCCGCTGTTGCAATTACACCTTTGATTTTTCCGACAAGTTTTCCGCCGAAAGAGGTACCGGCCACTTCTGCATCCGGTTCTATCGCCTGTTGTATTTTTCCACTGATTCCCTGTGCCGATGGAATGATCTGCACATAGGCCTTTGCAAGTTCCGTAGCCATTAGTTTCCACCTCCTGTCAACTTTTGCCATTCTCTATCAAATTCTTCTCCGGAAGCGAACGTGCGAATATCCTTGTTTTCTCGTGTCTCTTCTCCCATCATCATTGCAAGCAATGATTTCGGTCTATTTTCTCCAGTGGTTCCGTCTTTTGACTGTAACCATGCGGTTGTTCTGGTTCCGTCAGCAATAGCCGCCATGAGAATTTGTTCTGATATCGGATTTATTCCCGCTATTTTCATTTTGATTCTCGAATCTGCCCTCAACCCACAAGAAAAAGTCGCTACCATTTTGCACGGTAACGACTTGTAATCATAGATATGATATGTTTCTGCAAGGTCACACAAGAGTGCGTCCTTGTCAAGATTAAGCATGTAGGCGAGGATTAAGAGTTTTTTCCTTCTTTTACGCTGTTGAAGATTTCTCCGATTTCGATCATCATTTTTGATGCCGGCACTCTTCCGCTTTCTGTTCTTAAATGTTCTTTTAAGCGATCCTTCTGTTCTTTTCCGAGAAGCCGATTTAATGCGCTGGATGTTTTTGCTGCGTTTCCATCATCCATCTCGCACAAATCTTCCAGTAGCTCATAATCATCCAATGATTCCTCGTTGATTTCGTACTCAAATCCGCTAGTTGTTTTTCCTGTCATTATTCGCTCCCCTTAATATACTCATAGTGTGTCTGTCCTTCTGCATCAGGAACGGCTGAAAGTGTTGTTTCGTATCCGATAGAATCATCGTCTTTGTATACAATATCTCCGATTTCCGTAATGCTTGCGCACGGAATTACGATACGTTTTACCGCTTTTTTCAGGATCACATCAATAACCCAGCTGCTCTGTTCCGCTTCGTTTGCATTTGCTTTTACAGTAATACCTTCTTTCAGCGTTCCGGAAACGTTTTTATCGCCGTAAACACTTTTCAGGACTTCCACATTCAGCGATTCGATAAAAGTTGTCTTGAATGTGTCTTCTTTGCTTGTCTGCATGGTTAATACTACATCTCCACCCCATGCTTTTTTATTGTCTGATTCCGGACTGTTGGAGTTTGTCAGCCCATCTTCTGAACAATATCCGAGTGTTTTAAAAGCCTCGTTCAATGCTGTAGTTGCATCCGTTGGCAGTACCGTGCCGAGTGGTGCTCTAAAAATGGCACCGCCGACTTTTGGCTTACCAGTACTTACATTTTTTACATCTGACATCTTATTCCTCCTTAAAATATACGATATCGTACACTGCCTGATACCTGTATTTTTTTCTTGCTGTATCTGTATAGTTGTAGTCGCTATTAAGAGTACACTTGCTGATATCGTTCCTATCTATTATATTTTCCATCGTGGCTTTCACTTGCTCATTTAAGACGGCCGTGTCGTATAATGTACCGGCATAGGACTGGATTGCCACTGTTGCACTGTCAATATGGTTCTCCTGTCCACTTCCAGTTTTTTCAACCAGGATGTATTTTTCCGGAAGTCCTGATTCTTCTTCCAGCCTAACCGGTATTTGCAGTTGTTCTTCAAGATAGTCTTTAATCGTTTTTTCTATCATTCTTCTTTCCCATCGCTTTCAGTAGGCTGTTGTTTCCGTCATCTCCACACACTTTCACGACTGCTCGTGTCTGTGCAACGTAGTCTTCTTTTTCCGCCGTGCTCGATATCTTGTTTGCCTGTTCCATGAGGATCGCTTTCATTTCCGGTGATTTCATCAGTTCACGGACTCCTGCACGATTGAGTTCAATTTTTACCTTACTCATATCGCTCCACCATCCATCTCTGATTCCATCTTCCCGGAACATTTTCATCAATTCCTTGCTTTGGCAGCCCAAACACCCTCCATGACTCTCCAAAAAAATCAACACGGCAGTCTTTCCACGTATGATCATCACCTTTGGGAATTGCAATGTCATACACTGCTTTTTTCCCAGTGATATTCAGCACGTCCAGGACTTCGGTGGTTGCAGACGGAGCTACCAATACATTTTCTACATCAACCGGCATTTCTTCGTAAACAGGATGTCCAAACGGATCTGTTCCTGTTTCTTTTTTCTCATAGAGCGTTACCTTGATTCCTTTGATCATGCTTCTTCCTCCGTCTGTATTAAGCCAGAATATGGATTTGTGTAGTCAATTCGATTCCCGACGCCAAGGATTTTCTTATCCAATTTAGTCAGATACAATTCGCCGCTTCCATTTGCATTTGTCCAGGTCTGCGAATATACCATTGCTGTCGTAGTTGTCTGTGTCGTTCCAATAGGTACACCTTCTTCTCTGCTTCCGAGCGTCCGAATAACCATGTTGCATGACACTAATTTCTTTGCCTCATCTGTAGCATTGCGGTTATATGCATCAATAATGATCGCTGCATCCGCTAAGAGTGCCATTACATAATCTGTATCCGAAATATCTGTTCCTTTTCGTTTCCAAATATCCTCGATTGATGCGTATATCATTGTATCACCTACTTTTTCGCTGTTTGCGTTCTCTTTCTGGTGTTCTTAGCTGATGCCTCTTTCTTTGCTTCGACTGGTTCTTCTATATCTGGAATCACTGAGTCTTCTGTCGGTTCTTCGAGTTCTTCCACAGGTTCTTCTGTATTTTCGGCTTCTGCAACTCCTGTTTCTGTTTCGCTATCCTCGATCAAATCCTCGGTTTTTTCTTCAATAATCAGCTTAAACATTGTGGAGTCTAACACATCGTCAGACTCCACTACTATTCCAGTTTGTTTGTATAAATATTTCATATTACCCTTCCGCCTTCACGATCTTTGTAAATGCTGCCTGATCCATGATTCCAATTCCATATACAATTTCTGCACGAATTGCGATCTGATTCTGTCTCTGCAGATCTCCAAGTCCATCCGGATCACCGTATTCGATCAAGTGAGCGCCAATGGATCTCTGTACTCCCCATCTAAACGCATCAAACTGTCCTACGATTCCAAGTAACTTCGTATCTGGTGTGATTTCATTTTTTGCTGAAACTGTATCAGATACTGCTGCCTGCATTCCAGAGAAGTTAGTGAGGTTCTGCCCGAATCCGATTTCCGGATAAATCTTCCTTCCGTTTGCATCTCTCATTGTGGAAAGGCCAAATGAAAGAGTAGGATCCATTGCGATTCCGCTTGGAGTGTATCCGGATGAGATGATTACTCCTGCTGCCGCTTCAATTGCATCATCGTATTTTGCTTCTATCAGCTGGACCGACTGTGTTGTATCGATTAATCCTTCTTTTACCATATCTGATACTGTTCCGGTAAGTGGATTGATTTTGTGGATACCTACAAGGTCAAGTGCTCTTCCAAGAGCGATACCTGCATTAGATGCAAGATCCTGAAGGACTCCGATCTGTACATCTTCATCCGCCCACTGCACTTCCTGTGAAAATCTCATGGTAACCTGCAGTTTAAACGGATTAACTGTCTTAGCTGCATATGTTGTCGGAGTTGGTGACTTCTTTCCGCCTTCGCCTACCAGTTCCGCTTTCGGTGGTGCAGTTAATACCCACACCTGCTGCTTTCCGAACCTCTGTGGTCTTGCTCCGGATAACTGTGCCAGAGCAGAACCTTTCTGTGCTTTTTCAAAAATCCCCTGCGAAATCTCTGCTGGAATTTCAAAATCTGAACTAATGAGTGCTGCCATATTCTTTATTCTCCTTTACCAAAAATCTGATGTGCAAATTCTCTCATTGCATCATCCGTTGTGTTATACTCTGTTGTCTTTTTCCTGTTTCCCTTAGTTCCCGGATAACTCTTTGGCTTCGCAAATTTCATAATCGCTTCTGCCTGTTTTTTACAGGTTTCCTCATCTTCCCCTGTCAGTAATTCTACCGGTACACCAGTGTCTTTTGCTGTTTTTTCTCTTACCTGTCTCACAGTGTCTTTCTTTTCAAGTGCGCTTAATCTTGCCTGAAGAGCATCGGACTTTTCTTTTTCCTTCTGAAGTTCCGTTTTATTCTGCGCCTGGTACTCATCGTACTTACTTGCCTTTTCTTTCAGGTCATCATAATCTGCATATTTCTGTCTTTCTCTCGCAAGGCGTCCCTCTATGATTGAATCCATTTCTGCCTGAGTAAATGTTTTGTCATCTGCCATCTTGTTTCCCTCCTGATTTGAGTGTTTTTAGTTGCCACGTTTAAGGCACGTGTTGCCATAAAAATAAGACGCGTAACCCTGCGCCTTAAAGGGAGATATCTGGATCACCGCCTTTCCTATTCTGCAAATTTCCAATCCTCTGACAGCATATCAGCCTGAGACGCTAACCATCCCATCTGAACACCAGATGTTCCGCAGAATGCAATAGCCATGTTTCCGATTGCATCATGCTCACAATTTACAATATCCCCATCTTCTGTTTTATATGAAATTCCGGTTGCAAGCTGGATGTACTGTCCCTTTCCATTCCAGCCTTTACGTGCCACTTTCATTCCACGTTTCAGATATTTAATTGCTTCTCCAAATGAAAACAGAGCTTCTCCGCCCAGTTCCGGACAATTTTCTCCGTCTGCCAGTACCCATTCATCAGAACAGATATTTCCAAATGTATAATCTGGAATCTTTGTCTCTCTGATATCCAACTCTTCGCCATCTTTTGTGTGCATGATAATAGTCTGTTTCTCTTTTGACCAAAACCAATAACCGCTCCAAGATGGAATTTTCACTTTGCTACCCTGCTTCATTATTTTAAATGCCTCGTCAAATCTCATGTTCTTTCTTCCTTTCTTAAAAATGAGTATAAAAATACCACCAACCGTTTCCGATCAGTGGCTTTTAATACCATATTACCGTTTTTTCTTTTGGTGGATTATCCATCTTCGCAATCCGTTTCAGTTCTCGCCTCACGTGTGGTGCTGCAAACATGCTTGCATTTTCATGTTCTACAATCTCTCCATCCGGAATTCGTATTTCCATAAAACCTGCCGGCTCTTTTCCCTCTGGATAGTAATCTGCCGAAATACTATCACTGACTTTTTTTATGTTTTTTAAGGTTACCATAATATTCCAGCGCCTCCTTTGGATAATTATATTTTTCCGATGCCAATTCATGTGCTTTTACATGATCTATGCCCGGATTTTCTTGCTTAATTTTCATTTCCAACAACTCATGCTCTATCAAAGTTTTGTCATGAAGTTTAATGTCTTTTCCATTCATCAAGCGTTGCCAGCTCTGTGCAATCGCGCAATCTGGATCAAACTGCCTGCTTTCTCCCGTATCCGGATCTATCAAAGAATCATCTTCAAATAAATATGCCTTAATTTTTCTTATGTCAGATTCTTCCTTACCAAGATTATCTGCTATTTTCTTTGAATCAGTTGAAAAATGTCTAATCTCTTCATAGTACATCTCCGCAAATTCATCAGCTTCTGCACTATTCAGATCTGTGATTCTCGCTCCTGATATCAGTATATCAGACCGCCTCAATTTTTCAAGTTTTTCCGCTTTTTTACTTGCGTATAATTCTCGTTTTCTCGCATTGATCACATCTTTATTCTGTACATATCGCTTTCTCCGCATTTCATTGATATCCCCGTTGGCATCGTAATATTCTTCCAGATATTTATCCGGATCATAGCCTGCCACTGTGCTTTTTCCATCAAACCGGACTGCATACTCACAATCGCAATGTGCATGAATGTGTTCCGCGTGACCATTCCGCATAGCTTTTTTTGACTTATACTGCCATCCTCTGGATGCAAGTGCAATGCAGAAAGCACAGGTGTCTCCATGCGGTACCCAGGCAAACTGTGCCCCGTCACGCTCTGCATTTTTCAGTGTCGTATCTGCACCTACCTGTTTTACAAGCCTTGCAAGCGTTCCGGGAATATTGTTCGGAGACTGCTTTTTTGTTCCTTTTACTGCTTTCGCCACTTCCCCATAGTCCGGGAGATCTGCTACTTCTGCCGTAGGGACTATTACTCCCTGTGCCGCTGCTGTCGCTTCATACATCTGACACGATAATGCACCGATAGCCTGTCCATAGTGTTGTGACAATGCATAGGCGTAGTCCAAAAGTGCTTTATCGTTTTCCAATCCATTCTTCTGAACCCAGGACTGCATCAGATCCGCTGCTTTCTGGCTAATCTGTGACATCTTCGTTATGTACTCCAGCCACGCTTTCTCCGTTATCTGCATTTCCAAATTCCTCCGTCAAGATACTGTCACCTTTTGCCCTTTGTTCCTGTGCTCGGATTCTACGGATATCTGCCTGATCAAAACCAATCATTTCAAGGAAAATATCTGTCTGTGCAAATCCTTGTCGCGCTGTCGCAATTTTGAGTGCTGCATCTGTAGTAGATGCCACGCTTGGCATTGCCGGATTCTTAAAATGTGCAATCAGCTCATGTGTTTCTTCCGGAAGCTCATCCGGAATCGTTCCAAGTTCAATTGCAAGTGCCATCCGTCCAATCCGATACAATGCATCACCATTTGATTTATTCAGCTGTTCTGCCATAAGGATCAAGGTCTGTGACTGTGCAATAATTGCTTCACTGGAAGTCGGATTTGCATCATTTATCACACCAACATCCGTAACCGCCAACCCCGTTGCCGCTGAATACTGTGTAGCAAGCATCCGGAGCATCTGAACATGTGGTTCAATATTTCCCTGCGAAAGTTGCCCGAAATTCGGCTTTTCCCCAGTCTCCGGATTATTGGTACTGTAGAGAATACTTCCAACATACTGTTTGAATTTATTATCAATCAGCATATCATATTGTTCATCTGACACCCCGAGCAGATATTTCTGTGGAGAAGTGGCAAATTCCAGTCCAATCGTTGCATTTGCGACTGTTCTTACATATCCCTGGATTAGCCTGCGGATCGGCTCTTTTAGCCTTGACTGACCAAATGGTTTATCGTTTGTTGCGTCCCAGATCAGAGCCACCATAAGGGGTTCTCCGAAATCATGGGGATTCTGCGTAGCATACCATGTACCTCCAATCCGATCCAGTTCCCAGATGTCTGTGTCTGTATAGAAATTTACATGTTCCGGAGACCATGTAACATCCGACTCGTCTCTTCGCGCATCTTCAAAGGCAAATCCATATCGGATGCGTCCTTCGTGTGCATTCCACGAAGCTGCAGCACAATGTGGAGAGTAAAACCGTACTCTTGCATCATCTTCCTCTCCGGATACCGCCGCAAATGCACAACCGTATTTCAGTTCTTCTTTGACCGCTTTATTGTATTCCGCTATCAAATGATTCCTTTTCATAATCTGATCCATATCTTCTGACTTCGTTCCATTTTCTGTAACAAACCCATCAAACATCGATCTTCCCGCAAGTACATCAACGGTTTTTGCTCCCCAGGCACATCCAATCTCAAGTTTTCCAAGACCTGCTGGCAATGCAATCCCAAGATTCACTTCATTCAGTGTGACTTTTCCGTTATAATAACGGCGCTTTTTCCTATTTGCACTTCTGTGATAATCATATATGTATTTCAATTCCTGAAGCCACTGTTGTTCTTCCGGTGGTAATCCTTCTACTCTTCCAAAATTTAACTCCATTATCCTATCCTCATCTTTCTGTTCGGATTTCGTTTCGATGTTCTGCATCCCCAAAGTGCAAGTGCTGCTGCTTCGATCGGGATTGAGTTTTCTCCACCAAATCCCCAGCCACCGGAAATCGGTCTTTTTACAGACGTAATTGCTGATTCATTCAGTATTTCTTGGTATTTATACCATGTTACAGTCTGTTCATTGATTTCCTGTGATAGCTGACTCGCCGCTGCTATCACTTCTTTTGCTGCCGGTCGAACAATTGACTGCTTATATTTCCACACCGGTGTTATCTTCTCTATCAGGAAGTCAACTCCATTTCTTCCATCGATCACCACACAGCTTGCCATCTTGTATCTCTGATTTAGCCAGTCCGCAAGCCACTGGATTCCTCTGTCCGTTGTTTTAAGCTCGATCAGTGAAATTCTCGCTTCCCCTACCTCTGGACAGACAGCTCCGCATAATGCTACCGCCGAACCGTCAAGCGAAAACTTTACACCGTAAGCAGTTTTCCCTTCCGGTTTTTCTTTTTCCGAAGCACATTCTTCCCATTTCTTCTTATCAATTGCATAGTCCTGATCATTGTTGATTGGCGACCACCAGCCGAGACGCTCTCTTGCAAACGTGTCCGCATCCATCTGTTCGCACTCTGCAGCTATGGTTGTTTCTGTCATTCTTCGCCCCAGTGCCGGATTGCAATCCGCCCATCTCTGACGATCAGTAACATCTCCAATCTCTTTCACAGAATATTCTGTCCAGGCTGTGGATTTGCTCTCACCTTCCGTTGCCCGTTTTCTTATCTTCCGGAATACTGTGCCGGTACAATTTTCATCCGGTGGTGTTCCAAGATAAATCGTTTGTGGATTCCTTGACGCTGATATTGCCGGCAAAAAAGATGCCTGCTGCTCGCTTGTCAATTCCTGTGCTTCATCAAACACAAGACAGTCGCCATGCAGTCCTCGACCACCATTCCTTGTTCTGGCAACAAATACTACTCTTCCACCATTTTTTAGAATAATCTGTTCTCTTCCGAGTGCCGCCTTAATTTCTTTTACATACTTACGGAGTCCTCTGCTTTCAAACAAGCCGCGCAATTCCATAAAGGTTTCTGTTGCAGTTTTCTGCAGATGAGCTGTGTATATAACCCATTCTGCATACAGAATCATTCCGGATGCAATCCGCCCGGAAGTATCCAGTGTTTTCCCGTTCTGTCTTGGAACAGATAAGCCACATGTCGGCGCTGACCAAACATCATCCTCTGTACGCCCCATCCAATCATTCAGCACTTCACTCTGCCACGGATCCACAATCAATTTCCCGACCGCAAGCACTTTTACCGCATCTGGGCCATCCGTATAAGCGTAATCCGGAACAATTCTATCGGACGGTGTCTGGCTTCCCATCAGCTTTTCGTGCCGACAGGATTTCTCCGATTTCGTCATCGTCTTTCTCCATTCCTTTTATTTCTTCAATTTCTTTGATTGTTTCTCTGTATTGCCTGGAGAGCTGTGACATTGTCTTTGGACCATCAACAGCATCTTTCGCGCATATATCAATCTGTTTTGCGAGAATCAGTGCTAAATTTTCCAAGCGTTCCAAGCGGCTTCCCTCGCTTGTTACAGTTGCCATTTTCTTAGCTCTTCCCATCTAAATTCACCTTTCAAAAATTTTCCTGTGTGTAAATCGGCGCTGGACAGCGGTGGTCGCCGCCGCCGCGTGGCGGGGTACCCTCCCCACCCTCTGTTTGCAGTTCTCACCATTCCCCATCTGTAACGTTCATTTTGGGTTTTTGCTGGCTCCTCTGCATTTCATTCAACGTTTTATTGCTTTTCGCTGCGTTGCAACAGTAATGCGCCGGTTGCAGATTGTTCCAGTCCTGTGCCGCTGCTTCACGTGAGCTATAGCCAAACTCACGCCACCTTGACACCGGTTTGATTTCATCTATAACAAAAGACAACGGATGTTTGCTGTCGCTTGGTTCATTGTAATGTATGGGACCAAGCCTGCCTCTGCATATTCCACACTCACCGCCTATTGCTTTGAGTCTTGCCCGATGCTTTCTTCTTAGGTTGCCGTTCGCGCTTCTAGGGTTTCCTGCTGCCATATATTTTCACCTTCTGTTCTGCAATGGACCATACATGAATCGAACATGTGACATACCGCTTATGAGGCGGTCGATCTACCACTGATCTAATGGTCCAATTTTGTGTATTAGAAAAGCACCCCGAAGGATGCTTTTAACTAACATTTATTATGCTTTTTCTTGTATTCCAAAATCTCTTTTCGCTCTTTCTCCCAATCTATCTTTACCAATCTATCAAGTTCCGAATCCGCAATAGAGCTATCTTTATATATCTTTTTCTCATACGCCCAATGTCTTTGCCTTATTTCTCGCAATTCAGGATCTTTGATCCTGCTGATTTCTTCGTTATTCAACGTATCTTTATACTGCTCTTCTTCGTTTAACCATTCTGACATTTTCATCACCCTTTCACCATATTCTATACTTATCATAATATCGTATAGCCTGATAATACGCAACGAAAAAGACGACCTGTCATCAGATCGCCCTTTTACCACACTTACCGTCGGAGAACTTATTGTGAAAATGTTACATCCGAAAAGCTCTTTTTTTTCGCTTCTCGATGTTATCATAATACCACAGATGTTACTGACATTCACTGACATCTTTTTCCGGAAGCCGAAAATTTACCAGTGCCTTCCCGTGAAATCGATAGATCTGCCGTTCTGAAAACTTCATCTTCTCTGCAATCTCCCACCAATCCATCCCACGGATATATCGGTAAAACAGCACGTCTTTCTCATTTTCGCTCCGCAGCCTTTTGATCTGCCGTACAATCTCCTGATATTCCACCATCCGTACATATCGTTCTTTTATCAGCTCCGATACCATACGGTCAAGCTCTGCAGCATAACCGGACAGATCTCCCTGACTGCTCCCGTGTGGCATCCCATCATTATTCATCGATGGGGAAATCTTCATAGATCGCAACTCTGCTATTTCCGCATTGATTCTATGTATCCTCCGGACATGGATCCTGTACTGTCTCAGATACTCTTTCTTTTTCTCATTTTCCGTCATTTCTTTTTCTTCGGTCTGCAATGGTATCCACCTCCGCTGTAATGTCATATTTCCTTGCCAGATATTCCGCAACGCTTACGCTCTGGTAAGCCGGTCGTTTAAATCGATCCAACGCCTTTGCATCATGCCGGCTCTCCAACTCTTCATAATGCTGCTGTCTATCCCTCCGCTGCTCTTTTCTGCTTCGTTTCTCCTGCAAATTATCACCTTCTATCCCTCATCACTCTAATATAGCCGGAATGCAAAACGCCCATAAGCACCATGCCGATCCAGTCCATTTCATTGCTATCAGAATGGTTATAGCTGTTATCATCCAGATACAAATCTTTTTTACCGCATACATTGTATATTTATCTTCTTCCATTATCCTTTATACCTTTCCGGGAGCATCATCCACGCCACAACCTTATACGGTTCTCCCTGTTCATCGAACCAGACACCTGTCTGGGAATAATACAATGTTGTTGCCTTATCTGCTCCCTCGATTGTGACCAGAAACTCCGCTGCATATGCACTTCTGACATATGATTCTATGAACTCCCGTTGATCTGGTAGTCTTTCTGTTGTTGGAATCCATTTATTACTCATCTATTCCACCCACCTTTCACAATTGCTATCGCCTTTTCATAAGCATCCAGAACGCAACGATCGCAAAACTCATAAGCTGTTCCTTTACTTTCACCCAAAGATATGACGGCCTTTGACCGTTCCAGACTCAGTTGTTCCATCACTCTGTCTATGTCATATGCCGTTGGTGCGTGTTGCAGCATATTAACTACATCCAACTCCGAAAAAACAAACTCTCCCGGATGGCGTAAATGTCCCAGATCTATAAATTCTATTAGTGCATCCGCATCAATTGGTCGCATCGTCCTCAACTCCTTTGTCGTTTTGTTTTTATTCATCAACTTCCTGTTCAAGCCAATGTGCTTTACAATCTACGCATACCTCTCTACTTGGTACTAGACTACCTTCTTTTCGGCAATATGCTCTTTTATCGCCTGCATAATATGGACAATTTATGTTGTAATAAATCATAGCTTCTTCGCTTGCACCACCATCATCAATGCTTACTCGGTTCAAGCGTGATTCCAAACCGTCCAGCAATAGATTTATCATATATTCCCTATTTGTCATTCTGTTTTCTCCTTATACGGTTTCGGCAACGGCATCCAGGCAACACAGTTATACATTTCTTGTCCATCATCGTCATATGCCACATATCCCGCTTCGTTTTTACACAGAAGTCCAACTAACATTTCTCCTCTATCATCGCAACAAAGTACGGTACCTTTTGGCATTCTTTCATTACATGGAATCCACTTAGTTTCTTCCAACGCTGTTACAGTCTCTTCAACCTCTGCCTTTGTTAGATTTATAAACATCTTCTTACTCCCCTTTCAACGTCCCCAGCACATTCACACCAACTTCCCTCTCCAGCTCTTCATTCATCAGCTGAAAATATTCCTCGTCCTTCTGCGCAAAATGCATCTGGTGTAAAACAAATTCCAAATATTTCAAAACTCCCTTTCTTTTGCAATGATAGTTCCGGTACAGGTAATCTACGCTGATCAGCAGAAAACAGTTCATTGCCTCTGCTGTGTGTTTGTCCAGTTCCTTCTGACGTTCCTTTTGGAACTCCGGACTATCCATGATCTCTTTGATCTGCTTTCGGAGCTTATGTTTCTTTAACTGCTTATCTGCCCAACTCATTTTTCTTCCCCTTTTCATTTATTTCATGAATACTATCCATCTCGTTTTTCCTCTCTGATCACCAAGCAACGGCTTCTTTCCAAACTCTTTCAGCACATCATTTAGTTTTATCTGTTCCTCATTCCACTTGAATATTAGGATTCCATCTGGTTCCAATACCCTCATGCATTCATCAAATCCGGCTTTCAGATAAGTTTTCCAGTCTTTCGGAAGAACTCCGTATTTCTTTGCAAGCCATGATTCACTACCGGCTTGTTTTAAATGTGGAGGATCAAAAACTATGACCTTAAATACATTATCCTCAAACGGCATATTCCTGAAATCCATCTTTATATCTGGCTTTATCAGAAGCTTCCTTCCATCACACAATGTCGTTTCTACCTCTCTGTTATCTGCAAATATCGTATCTGAATTTTCTTTGTCAAACCAGAACATACGACTTCCACAACAAACATCTAAAATTTTCTTCATTTTTCCATCTCATTTCCACTAAAAAAGCGTAAAAAAATACCAACCACCGAATATTGATGGTTGGTAGATGAATTATTTAAACAGATGACTAAACTTGTTTGAGTCTTTATACAATGCTGGAAATACATCCTCATATCTGCTATCTTCCCATAATAGTCTAACAAACGATTCGCAAAAATGATAATCCAATTCACGATGATTCACAACATCTAAAACCCGTGATTCATATTCAGAGCTTGAAACATCTAAGCCATTATCAATTTTGCCTTGTATATCATCTAAAATATCATATAGCTCATCTAATTGGCTTTTCGTAACATTGCAATCATAAATAAACTTTGTAAATTCTGTTCCCTCTCTGAGTAAATCCATTCTAAACTCAATAAAATCTAATCTTTCCTCTACAGTCATATAATTTCCTCCTCGCACTTGACTTGATACAGAAATTATACCATTCCAACCATCACTATTCAATTGTCAACGTACTGTTTCGATCATTTTCGACTATCTTCGATATTCAAATTTACCTTTTATGTAGTCTGCAAATGCCTCTTTTAGATTC